GTCCCTAACATCGAAGAATCTCAAACGGTTACTGTCAGAGGCACAAAAAGAATGCGTGCTGACAAAAAACCGGTTAAAGCAACCTGGTATTAACTTATGGCTTGGTTTGGTTTAGCAAAGATTGCTTTGCAAGCTGGCACGCACATATTTAAGAAGCGCCAGGAAACAAAAATGGCTATGGCTGATGCACAACATATGCACGCATCAAAGATGGCCCGAGGCGAGGAGCAGTACCAGGGAAAATTGTTAGAAGCCCGTCAGTCAGACTGGAAGGACGAGGCAGTTTTGATAATTCTCAGCGCGCCCATAGCAATTTTGGCATATGGGGTTATAAGTGACGATCCGGCGGCGATGACGAAGATAAATATTTTCTTCGAGCATTTTTCGGCACTTCCGAGTTGGTTCACCAATCTTTGGATACTTGTCGTGGCGTCAATATATGGTATAAAGGGAACACAAATATTTAGAAACGGAGCAAAAAAATGAGACAAAACGGAGTAAGATCAAATGTTAGATTTCCTTATGCGAAGTCTGGTATGAAAAAACAAGGTGCTAATGACAGACTAGACGAGTCTTTAGGAATGCGAAGAGGAAAAGAGTCTACAAAAACACAAAGTTACAAATCTAGAAGAGATGAGTCTAGAGGAGCTAGTAAATAGATAATGCCTGAATATTTTAACTCAAGATCAGCTACACCTTGGAAGACTAAGCAAAACATATACAGAGGTGGTGGAGTTGTTAAAGGTGGTAGAGGTATGGGTGTTGCNTTAAGAGGTGGTGGAAGAGTNGAAGCTAAAGATGGNAANTGGATTCAAAAAGCTGTTAAAGGGATGAGAAAAGATAAACCNTGTACGGGCAAAAAATTCGGAAGTAAATCTTGCCCTCCAGGATCTAAAAGATATAACCTAGCTAAAACTTTTAAAAAGATGGCTAAGAAAAGAGGATAATATGGACAGAGGAAGAACTAACTTAATGGAAGAACTAGGTCGTGTTGAAGCAGAACCTTCTAACAGAAATAGAAGCGATGAAGTTTCAAGAATACATAGTGAACTTAATAGAGGTTACAAAAAAGGTGGAAGAGTAAAATCTAGAGGCGTAGCTAAAAGAGGATTCGGCAAAGAAGTTAAATAGTAAAAATGCCTTTTAAATCCGAGAAGCAAAGAAAGTATCTCTGGAAAAACCATCCTAAAATTGCAAAAAAGTGGACTACTAAATATGGTAGTAAACCTAAAAAAAAGAAGAAAAAATAATGGATGATTTAATAATAATACATAAATTGAAAAAAAGAATTGATGCTACCCTTCAACAAATTGGGGATGCAATGATTAGTGGTGGGGTTGACAGTATAGAAAAATATAAGTATATGGTAGGACAGGCGCAAGCCTATCAGATAATAACACAGGAAATCTCTAACCTGCTAAAAGAGGATAAGGAGCACAATGACGGAAACGTTATCAACATTAAAAAAGGAGGAAATTCCAAAACACCGGAACGCCCTTCAACAAAAATATAACACAGAAGAATCTCACGTAAAAAGATTAGATCCCGACAATATTAAAGAAGTAGCAGATGAGTTACCTGAACCATCTGGTTATAGAATTTTATTACTACCCTTTACACCTAAAGAAAAAACTAAAGGTGGAATTTTATTTTCCCAAGAACAATTAGATAAAGCAAGAATTGCAACGACGTGTGGTTATGTTTTAAAAATGGGAGATTTAGCATACCAAGATAAAGATAAATTTGATAAACCTTGGTGCAAAGTAGGAGATTGGGTAATGTTTGCCAGATATGCTGGTTCAAGATTACCAATTGAAGGTGGAGAAGTGCGAATAATAAATGATGATGAAGTGTTAGGAACCATTAAGGATCCTGAATCAGTTCTTCATTATATTTAACATAGGAAGGAACTATGCCAGAAGAAGCACAAAAAAAGTAGATGGTTTAATTGATGTAGGCGAAGCCGATGAAAAGGCAGCTGAAATTAATTTAGATGATAAGGGTGAACCAGAAAAAGTTGAAGCACCTAAGGAAGAGAAGATTGAAGTTGAGAAAGTAGAAGCTGGTGAGGAGTCAGAAACTAAAGTTGAGGCACCTCAGGAAGAGAAGGATGAGTTAAAAGAATATAGTGAAGGAGTTCAAAAAAGAATTTCTAAACTAACTCGTAAAATGAGAGAAGCAGAAAGACAGAGAGAAGAAGCTGTCCACTATGCTCAATCAGTTAAGAACGAAAATAATGAAATGGTAAGAAGATTATCTAAAGTAGATAATTCTTATGTTTCAGAATTTGAAAGTAGAGTTAAGACTAGTTTAGCAGCAGCTCAATTAGCTCTTAAAAATGCTATCGAATCTCAAGATGTAGAAGCACAAGTTGCTGCTCAAAAGCAATTAGCTACCTTAACTATGGATGAGGCAAGATTAAATTCCATTAAAGTTGCACAGGAGAACAGACCAAAGGAACGTGAAAGAGAAGTAAATATCACACCACAAAGAACGCCCCCTACAGCAAGGAGTGATCCTAAAGCTGAAGACTGGGCTGCTAGAAACTCTTGGTTTGGTAATGATTCAGCAATGACTTATACGGCTTTTGATATACATAAAAAGCTTGTAGAAGTAGAAGGATTTGATCCTCAAAGTGGAGAATATTATGATGAAGTTGACAAAAGAATAAGAGTTGAATTTCCGCATAAATTTGATAAGATAGAAGGTAGTTCTACAGAAAGAGTAAAACCTACTCAGAATGTAGCGTCAGCTAGACGTTCGGCTTCAACAGGACGCAGAAAAACTGTGAAACTCACACAATCACAGGTAGCAATTTCTAAAAGATTAGGTGTGCCACTTGAAGAATATGCGAAACAATTAAATATCACGGAAGGAGTATAGGCATATGGAAAACGAAAAAATAAAAACTTCACGTGCGAGTCAAACTAGATCCAAAACGGAAACTAAAAAAGTTTGGACTCCACCCACTTCTCTTGATGCACCGCCTGCGCCAAAAGGCTACAGACATCAATGGATAAGAGCAGAAATATTAGGACATCAAGATACGTCCAATATTGCTCGAAATCTCAGAGAAGGTTATGAATTAGTGAGAGCTGATGAATATCCTGATCAAGATTTTCCATCGATGAACGAAGGTAGATACGCAGGAATGATCGGAGTAGGTGGCCTACTGCTGGCAAGGATACCAGAAGAGATTGCGCTTCAAATTGATGAGTACTACAAAAAACAGACTCAGAATAAAGAAGAAGCAGTTAATAACAATCTTATGAAGGAACAGCACCCTAGTATGAGATTCTCGAAAGAGGCTGATACTCGTGTAACCTTCGGTGGTACAAAGAAAAGCTAATTATTTAGTAATTCCTAAACCAACGAATTATATTAACCGTGACTGGAGGTCCGAAAGGACAGGTCACTTAAGGAGACAAATATGGCAAATACTAGCACAACGGGCTATGGATGTAGACAGGCTATGACAGTTGGAAATACTCCAGCTACAGGTGGTCAGTCTGAGTTTATAGTTCAAGGCAGTGGTAGCCCAGGGGCTACTATTGCTATTTTTAAAGGTGCTCCCGTAGGAATGCAAACAGCAGCCGGTGGAGCTGGTGTTCTTGGATACGTTCAAGATCAAACAGCAGCAACGATGACTGATGGTATTGTTGGTGGGAATACGTGGAAAAACAGCACAGCTAACACTAACCCAAGCTTAGGGGTTTTCAATGGCGCATCTTTTGTTGATGCAAACGGAAAACCAACTTGGACTAACGGTTTGGCAGCAGCTCAAACTTCAAGTGTAGATTACAATACAGGTAATAGTTATATTACCGCTTATGTAAATACTAATCCACTTCAAGAGTATGTAGCGAGAGCCGACGCAGCAGTAGTGATAGGTAGTTTCAATACATTGACGGACGTAGGCTTCAACTTAAATGATGCTGGAGCAGGCGTAAACGGTCAATCGGATTGTACACTAGATATCAGCTCAGTCGCAACTACTGGTGTAGCCGATTATATGTGGAACCTTGTAAGATCAGCAGATGTTGAAGATCAAAAAGATCTATCAGAAGCTGGTGCAGATATTGTTATCTCTTACAGCCCGCAATCCAACGCTTACTTAGCATAGTCATAGAATAGGAGATAAAAAATGGCAATATCAAGAGCACAACTAGTTAAAGAACTAGAGCCAGGTTTGAATGCACTATTCGGCTTGGAATACAAACAATACTCGCAAGAGTGGACTGAAGTGTTTGACACTGAATCATCTGACAGAGCTTTCGAAGAGGAAGTTATGTTATCTGGTTTCGCAAATGCGGCAGTTAAACCTGAAGGTCAAGGCGTAACATTTGATGATGCGCAAGAAACTTTCACTGCGAGATACACAAATGAAACGATTGCATTAGCATTCGCTATCACAGAAGAAGCTATCGAAGATAACTTGTATGACAGACTTGCGTCTAGATATACAAAAGCGTTAGCAAGATCTATGGCGTCTACTAAGAATATCAAAGGCGCAGCAGTATTGAATAACGGATTTGATTCAAGCTTTGCTGGTGGAGATGGTAAGGAGCTTTTTGCTACTGACCACCCTACACTATCAGGTACGTTTGCAAATGAGTTAACAACAGCTGCTGAACTTAACGAAACTTCATTAGAACAAGCGCTAATCGACATCGCAGCGTTCACTGATGAAAGAGGCCTTAAAATTGCAGCACAAGGAACTAAAATGATAATTCCTTCGGCGCTTCAATTTACTGCTGAAAGATTGATGAAATCTGAAGGCAGAACAGGTACTGCAGATAACGATATCAATGCANTAAAAAGTATGGGAATGGTTCCGCAAGGATANGCTGTTAACCACTACTTAACTGCAACGAAAAAATGGTTCGTTAAAACTGATGTACCAAATGGTCTTAAACATTTCGAAAGAACACCTATCGCGACTAAGATGGAAGGTGACTTTGATACAGGCAATGTAAGGTACAAAGCTAGAGAGAGATACGTTTTCGGATTCTCTGATCCTAGAGGTGCCTTTGCATCAAATGCGACGTAATCAATAATTATTTTTGTGGCGGGACACCGTTCCGCCACAATTACAAAATAAAGGTATGTGATGAGAAATTTCACTGTAAATATCTGGGCTTACGATTATCACGCTAAATTTGATGTTTTAGCGGAAGATAATGCTGAATCTATTGAGAAAGCAGTGCTTGACAAAGTGGGAGAAAAAAGTGTAAAATGGGAATCAACGGGAATGTTTAAGGATACTCGTCGAATAACCTATGAGGAGGTTAATAATGACCGAAGACCTGTACAAACAAAAACGGTCCTTGGAGTTGAAGTGGCAGTTGGAGTATGAGCAAGAAGGTAAATATACTCTCAATATGGTCAACATTGATGGCGCTATTANAGANGTNATCACNGAGATAAAACTCGANGANANTAAAATAGCAGATAGACAAAACAACATTGAAATGTCTGCACCACAAGTTTCAGTAGCTACTTAGAAGCTACATCTTAAAAATCACAACATAAACAAAGCCCTCTTGCGCTCTAATTAATTGTATAGTATAAAAGAAGCACTATACATTTTTAATAAAACTTAAATGTAGACGCGTATAGTCGACATCCCTAGGGACTACATTTAAATATTCTAGGAGGAATATTATGGGTACAACTACATTTTCCGGACCAATTAAGGCTGGGAATATTTATAATACAACTGGGACTACGGTCGGAACAGACATTAAAAATGTCGGTTCTGTATTAATGTCTCAATCTGCAGCGATTACACAATCTACAACTGCGGCTGCTTCAGGAATTGTTATTCCTGCAAACAGTCAAATTGTAGAGATGTATGTATATGTCACAACTGCGTGGGATAACTCATCTACATTAAACATCGGAACAACTTCAACTTCAACTGAACTTGCGACGGCTATTGTTGTTACTGTAGCGGAGAAAATTAAATTAGTTTCACAAGCGACAATTACTGATGCAGATGCGTGGGAAGATATTGGAACAACAGATGTTAAAATCTTTACTGATTCTTCTGCTACCACTGCGGATGCAGGAGTTGCGACTTTAACTGTAACATACGTTCAAAATAATAATTTAGCGTAATAAATAATTAATAGTGCTCCTTCGGGAGCACTAACTTAAAAGGAGAAAAATTATGGCAGGCGGCGGATCTTTTTCAAGCGACCAACAGGT